AATTACAAGGTTCCAGCCGGTGGAAGCTAGGTACGAGCAAGGGCTTGTCTACCATGTGAGCCACCTTGCTCCGGAATATACTGAAGAATTACTTAGTTTTACCGGTACCCCACAAGATAGGCATGACGACTTTATTGATGCTATCGGCCATGCATTTTCCGCAATCCGTAAATCACCCCAAATTTTAATATGAGCAGACTTGATAAAATACGTGAAAAAATTGCCGATGCAATACTGCCAACGGCAAAAAGGGGTCAGAAACCCTATAATTCTACTCAAGGCTATAAATCTACAATAAGTTTGCCATCTGGGAATGAATTACAAATGTCTTTGCGTGGGACTGTATTCGCTTGTTTACAGTTAAGGGCAAATGCACTAAGCTCAGTAAGGTTTAATGCCTTTAAAGAAAAAGCATACAGTAAGGACGAACTAAGTAATGACCATTGGACTAACAAATTAATAAAGAATCCGAACCCGTTTTTTACTCATTCGCAGTTATGGACCTTTATCGAAAATTGGTTATCAATCAATGGTAACTGCTTTATCTGGACCCCTACCTTAGGTTACGAAGTACCCTTGCAAATGTGGGTCTTAAACCCTACTAGAACAAGGGTTCTTTTAGGTGGTGATAATTTTGTCCAAGGTTACATTTATCAAAGTGTAAACGATGGCAATATTATAATTCCAGAAAATGAAGTTATTCACCTTGCAAAGGTGCATCCAAGCTATAAACCAGATGAAATAATTGGGATGAATGTTTTTGGGACTGGATTAGTTACTGCAGCCCTTGACTATGCAAATATTGATGTAGAGGTGAGTGAATTTTTACATAGGTTTTTCAGTAATAATGCCGTTCCGCCTTTAATTGCAACCCATCAAGACCAAGTTGATTCCGAAGTGTGGGAAAGGTTAAAATCGCAATGGAACGAGGAAATGCCGGATTACAAATTACGTGCTTTATTAGGAAGCGGCCTTGGTTTGCAGTTGCCGCCCTCTAGTGATTTGGGTATTAGTTATGATGCAGTATCAAAAGAATCACGTTCCCAAATTAGCCAAATATTCGGTGTCCCATCGGGTATGCTGACAGGTGAATACCAAAACAGGGCGACAGCAGAAATACAGTTTGCAATCTTTAGGCAAAACACAATTGACCCGGAAGCATTATACATAGCAGAAGAATTTACAAGGCATTTTAGACGGTTTGAAGACGATATTGTAATTGAGTCCGAACCCTATATTTATGTCAACGAAGAAACAGAGATGAAACGTGAGGAATTTGAATTAAAGTGGGGGATTAAAACTATTAATGATGCACGGAAAGAGCGTGGATACGACACCATAAAAGATGGTGATGTACCATTAATTTCCAATGGTTTTGTTCCTTTGGATACGCTTTCAAATATACCGGCACCAAAAATTGAAACAGCCCCAAACTTACAAAATACTTTGCAGTCAAATTTTATGTTAGAAAATAAAAAATTTCCATTACAAACTGCAGAAGCAAAGGATATTTTTTGGCGAAATTTTGACAACCTAACTAAGCAAAACGAACTCGGCATTGGTAAAATAGTAACTAAAATTATTAAAGATTTAGAAAAAAAAGTAGTTAAGCAAGTTGACGATAATCAATTAGCATTAATAGAATTAAAAGTTAGCCCAGCGGATTTTTTAGAATTTAAACAAAGTGTACAAGAATCATGTAATAGAGCCGTTGATTTGATTGTTAGCGAGTTAGGTATTAACAAGGCAAATTTAGGGGGCGAAGTTGCCAACCAAATAAATACTTTGACCCAGGAAACATCGGCAAAAATTACAGATAGCTACGGAACAATTGTTGAGGAACTACGGTCTACAATTAATAACAACGCCGGCGCATCTAAAGATGAATTAAAAACTATTTTAAAATCTAAGTTTGATACACTTAGTAATTCAAGAGTTAATACCATAGCCCAAACAACTGCATCCAATGTTACATCCGGAATGCAATATTCCGTATATAAAAGCCAAAATTTAAAAATGGCATGGTTGTCTATGAGGGATGGCAGTGTAAGACCATCGCACCAAGCAGCCGACGGTCAATTACAAGGTGCCGACGGATATTTTACTGTAGGGGGCGAAAAAACTACAAGACCACTCGGAGCCGGTTTGTCACCGAAAAATGTTATTAACTGCAGATGCCAAATATTCCCAATAAGGTAACCTATGTATATCCCTACAAAAGGAATGCAAATTGAAGCAGAGCGTGCTATCAAATGGAAAGAAGAAGGACGCAAAGGCGGTACTAGAATAGGCCTTGTAAGGGCACGTCAAATCTTGCGTGGCGACCCGATGAGCCTTGATATTGTAAAACGTATGTATTCTTATTTTTCAAGGCATGAAGTAGATAAAAAGGCCGAAGGATTTGAACCAGATGAAAAGGGATACCCATCAGCCGGAAGAGTTGCGTGGGGTCTTTGGGGCGGTGACGCCGGATTTACATGGAGTAAAAATATAGTTGAAAACGAAAAAAAACAAGGATACAAAATGCAAGTAACTAAGCGACAAAGCGAACTAATAAAACGGAATGGATACGAAGAGCACGGCGGACATGAATATAACGAACAACAAACTGCCAACCAACCGGACGACATTTACACTTTTATTGTAAGCACCCCAGAAGTTGACAGATACGGCACTATAATTGTTCCAAGCGGAATTGATTATACATCGTATTTGAATAACCCAATTGTTTTGGCTCAGCATGATTCTGACGATTGGCCTATAGGCAAATGCCTAGGGTTTGCAATGAATGGCGAAAACCTAGAAGCAACGTTGCAACTTCATAGAATAACTGATGAGGCTTGCGAGGTTGCTGATTTAGTCGCGGCCGGTTTTGTAAAAGCGGTATCAGTTGGCATAATACCATTAGAATCCGAAGAAAAAACAATTGACGGTAAAAAAGTTACAATTTATACAAAGTCAGAATTAGTTGAGTTTAGTATTGTATCAATACCAGCTAATCGTGAGGCACTAATTAAAAAATCAATAGAATACAAATTAAAATCTATTTTTAAAACATTAACAAAGGTCACAAGGATGTTGACTCCTGAACAAACACAGGCCATCACCGACAATTTTTTGCCGGTGTTAAAAGAGGCTACAATAACATATTTAAGAGACGAATTAGGCATACCAGAGGATGAGGCAATTATGGCAGCGGAACTAGCTTCATTAGAAGCCGGCGAAACCTTAATTGAGGCGTTGAATGGTAATATACCAGAAGTAGAACCAACTACAGTTCCCCCACAACCACCGGTAGAAGCCCCACAAGCCCCGGAAACAGCGCAGCCCGAACAAACTACTACGACAGCAAATTTCAAGTCTTTAGAGACACGAGTAGGGAAAAAAATAGCAGCATCAACGCAATCCCAAATTTCACAAGGGCTGTCAATGATACAAGAAGGATACAAAACAATTAACAAGGCAATCGCAATGGACACAGCCCGTTCAATCGATATCAAGCCATTAAAAAGGCTTTCAACAGACGAACTATTAAATTTAATTTAAAACATATTTTAACAAGGAATACAAATGGATAATTTAGTAATCACCCCCGAACAATTTAAAGAAGTTGTTGATAGAAAAGTTGCTGATAAATTAAGAAGCACAAATCCAATTAATAATGCACAAAAAGGTTTTGTAAGCATTAAAGCAGACCATGATTCACGTCGTGACCAAGCTAGATTAATAGCCGACTACATTAATGCAATTTACAAAGGTCGTGAAGGCGCTGCTGATGAAATAGCAAGAAAGGCAAATGAAAAATATATTACACGTGCAAACTTCAATACAGGAACCAGCTCACAAGGTGGTGCAGCGGTGCCTCAATTTTGGGTTGAAGAAATTATGAATTTTGCTGACCGTTTTGGTTATGCAAGGGCACTTGCAAAAATCTATCCGATGCGTGGCAAAACTGAAAACTTAGTAAGCTCAGGAGCGTTTACGGGCGCAGTGGTTGCTGAAGGTTCCGGATTAACCCTAACAGATTCAACATCATTTTTTACAGCGACACAATTAACAGCGAAAAAAATCGTTGCCGGTGCAATTGTTTCAGAAGAACAATTAATGGATGCAACGCCCGCGTTCTTAGATTATGTAATTAATGGACTAGGACGTGCCCTTGCAGAAACAGAAGATAAGCAGTTCTTCAATGGCGATGGTAATACTCCAAACTTCACAGGGCTAACAGGCATCGCAGGAACTACAGTGGTTCGCCAAGGCGGCGCAAATAATTCCGGCAAAGATACATTCGGGGAAATTTCTTGGACAGACCTTTGGAATTTACGTTTGGGGGTCAATTCCGGCGTTGGTGCAAATGGTTCTTTCGTGGTGCCTCAATCTGTATTTGGGTTCTTAATGAAAGAAACAGGCGGCTCACGTCCAATCTTTGATATGGTTCGCCCTATGGAAGTTGCTTCAATTGGTTTAACTGCTTTAGAAGGCAATTCTTATTTTACCCCTACAGGCCGTCCAATGCACGTGGTTCCTGACTCACTATTCCCGACAAGTGCTGCAAACACTGCTAGCGCATTTTATGCAGACTGGAATCAGTTTACAGTTATGGGAATCCGTGAAGATGTAAGTGTAAATGAGTACAAAGAATACTTCGGTGCGACCGGCCTTGGTGGGACACATCAAAAAGGTATTGAAGTTGTTGAGCGGGTTGGTTTTGCATTCCCAGCACCAAGTGCAATCGGCGTATTAAAAACATCAACAACTTAATAGGGTTTTTCTATGTTGCATAATGTAATATTATTAGAAGGCTACAAAGGTATTTCGGCCGGTTTCGAAACATCGTTACCGAAAGAAATAGCCGAGCAGCTAATTAAAGATGGGAAAGCGGTTGATGTACCAACTGCAAAACAACCGAAGATAGAACCAAATAAAAAAGGAAAATAAATGGCTTTTATAAGTGCATATCCAAGACAGTTTAAAACATTTGTAAACTTTCTAAACATAGAAATTAATGGTGAGCCGACCGTTGAGGATACGGCATTATACGAGTACATTGATACCCTTTTTGACGTATGCTACGAAGAGGCTGAAGCTTACTGCAGTCAGCCTCTTAGGGCATCAAGTGTGAACTATCAATTTTATGGCAGTAAACTACAAAGAACACTTAATAAGTACACATCTTGGAAGTTTATACCATACTCAGCAAATACACAATTAAGTTCGCTTAGTTGGCGGGATAATGAATTTAGTAATTATACGGCATTAAATGCAAATGATTATATTTTTAGCAATGAACCTTATGGCAATTATATTATTTTAAAGAATAATTATGATGGGCAATTTAAAGCGGTTTTGTCTACAGGTTTTACCGATGCTAATATGCCGAATACAGTTTTACAAGGTATTGCCGAAATGGCTGCTTTAATATACAAACAATCTGCTCAAGGTGGCAATTGGTTTGGACTTAGTTCAATCAGCACCGGCGGTGCGGGACAGAGTGTAAATAATTCATTAAAATTGGATATTAGTTGGCAAAAATATTTCATTAAATTTGTTATTCCTACGGTATAATGGCAATATTAGATATATTAAGTTTCCAAAATAAAATCGCGCCGATATTGCAAGATGCAATACTTAATTTTAGTTACGAAGCCGGTGCCGAAATTAAATTAAATATGAAACTTGCTAGCTTATCAGATAGGAAAAAAAAGAACCCGAATGTAGGGGTTGGCAGTTTACGAGTCATTACCGGTAACTTAGCCCGTTCTTTTGATAAAAATGCAAAGGGCAATATTTTTGAAGTTAAAAAAACGCAGAATGATATTGAAGTAAATTATGGTTCTAATTTACCGTATGCACTAATTCATGAATTTGGTGGGAAAGCAAATCATGCAGTTTTACCAAAACGACCATATTTTTATGACGGCATTAATAAATGGAAAAAGAAATACCAAAAAAAAATGGAATTAAAATTAAAGATTGCAATTACCGATGAGTTAAAAATATGGCTAGAGAATCGAAGGCAATAAACGGCATAATTAACCAATTAAATACAATTGAAAATTTAAAAGTTTATGAGCACGTCCAAATAGATAAATGGAATACGTATAATTTTAATTATGTAGGTATTTTATCCGGCAGTGATACAAGGGAACCGGAAACTTTTGAAGACGACAGCACAATTTTAAACCGTGGCCAATTAGAAATATTTATTTTAGTTGGTTGCCAAGTTAAAAAAATAATTGCTAACAAAGCAACCTTAAGAAACGCCCTTGCTGATTTATGTGAAGTTATAGAATACAAATTGCATAATTTAAAATTGGAAGGTTATTTAACAGAATTTGAAGCGACAGAATTTGCACCATTAACATTCGTTGATTCACAGGCCATAACCTTTTCAGACGATGAAACAAAAGGCATATCTTTGATGACATTTAGAACAATTTATTATAGAAATTAATGAAACTTTCTGTTTGTGTTTTATACCAAGATGGTGATGATTTAGTAAGTTGGCGAAAATCATTGCCGAAAAAAAATATACAGGTTATTGCACTTAAAACAAATTATGATAAAAATATTACAGAGCCAAAATTTGAAGTAATTGGTATCACCGATGAATTAGTTGGTTTGCAGTGGAACTATAATGATTTTGAATCACAATTTGATTTTAGTTACCTACGCAACAAGTGTGACGAATACGCTACAGGTGATTGGATTTTACACATGGATTCCGATGAAAGATTTGCAAGCCCTTTCCAAGAATTATGGGATTATTTAGAAGCCATGGAAAGCGAGGGCGTGAAAGGTGCTTATCTTTCTGTTTTTGGGGTCTACGGTGAGCATAGCGACGCCACAACTAGACAAAGGTATATAAACCCGAACATGAGGCTCTTTCGCAATTATAGCGGAATTTATTGGGAAGGCATCTGCCATGAAACAATTGATAATATTGTGCATAAAGATTTATTCGCCGATACCGATATAATGATATTTCATAAAGGTTACTCAGCTAATAACCAAGTAATGAAAGAAAAATGTGAACGGAATGCAAAGTTATTAATTAGGGAATATATGAGAGACAAAAGTGAAAGAAATTGGAATTATTTAATGAATACATTTTCGCAATTAAAACAATTTATTAAGGAATAAAAATATGGCAGTAATTGGCGGTGGAAACCTATCTGTATTTTATACAGTAAGTGAGACAACCGGTGCTCTTGGAACAGTAATCCAAGCAACCTTACAAAAAAAAGTAAAAACAAGTGTTTCAAGAAAAAACTTTACAATAGACCAAAATGAAGACACTCCAGAATTAACAGCGTTTTTTGAAAACTTCGCACCGGCACAAGCAACGACAACAAACGACCAAGGGCAATACGAAGACGGCGTGCAATTTAATTCAGCAACTGCAAATAGTCCATCTTTGCTTCAAATTATTTATGGCGGAAAGTTAGCAGCTGATTCAGGACCAACGACAAAAAGAAAAGTTGTTTTAATGGTTTGCAAGCTAGCTCAAGACGCCGGTGCTTTTGATATGGAAGCCGGCAAATATACAAAACCAAAAATCATGGGAGACATTGTAAATAATGATGCCGTGATTACTGTATTCAGTACTTGTTTTGATACAGGGTATGTATCAAGTCCGGTAACTGTTACAATACCGGTTGATACAGGATATAAAGAAATATGGATTACATGTGCAAGAGTGTAATTTTGAGGCCGGTGAAAGCCGGCTTTTTTTTTAAATAAATGGAGAAATAATATGCATGAACAGGTTCAAGAATTTTGCACTAAGATGCAAGTATTACATCCGGAGTATTTTTCAAATGCAAATGTCCTTGACGTTGGTTCATTGGATATAAATGGTAATAATAGGTATTTATTTAATAATTGCATTTATACCGGTTTAGATTTAGGCGATGGAAAAAATGTTGATATTGTATCTCCAACGCATTTATTCCAAGCACCTAATAATCATTATGATTTTATTATATCAACGGAATGTTTCGAACATGATATGCATTGGGAAAAATCTATAATTAATATAATTCGGATGTTAAAACCGAATGGAGCTTTTATGTTTACTTGTGCCTCAACAGGAAGGCATGAGCATGGAACAGAAAGGACTGATGCCGGTTACTCAGCCCCGTTTTTATTAACAATGCAAAACGAATGGAAAAATTATTACCGTAATTTAACAGAAAATGATATTATGTCAATAAAAGGTTTTGAAGATAATTGGAGTTATTATTATTTTGAGTACAATCCCAATCCCGGCGATTTATATTTTTTTGGAGTAAAAAAATGAAATTATATTTAAATGGAACAGCGCACGAAGTACCGATTTATAACTTACTAACACCAGCTCTCTATGACAAGGTATCACCTATGCTGCAAGAACTTGCTAATTCTAAAGGGGCGTCAACTGCAGCCGAGCAAGAATTAATGGATAGGGTATTTGCAGTTCCGGAATTAGCCGAAAAAATAAATTTGCAAGCCGGCGCGGATGCATTCGTTGGCATTTTAGATGATTTTAGGTTTCGTGAACTTGTAAAAGATTCTTACTTAAAAATACGCAAAAATTTATTTGATGTAATTAATATTGATTCATCTACAATACCTACAATATTTAAATTTGTGCAAACTATAATTGACATAAAAAAAGTTAATAATGGGGAATTAATTGCAAACATACAATCAGATTTAGAATCAGAATTTTGGCAGGAGCAAGACCTTGACGGCATCCTTACAGATTTAAAGTTTTTTCGCGAAACAGTTTGCAAGCGAATCCGAATTATGTGATTATTACCTTAGTGAATTAGTTGTTTTTAATGACCCAGATGATAAAGAATATATTGACGAGGATACGAGTGAAGCATATTTGGATAATAACCTACTAAATGAATATATAATATTTCGGGGCGTTGCAAATGGTGAACCCTCTGCATTTATTAAATTATATTACGAAACTTCAAGGGTCGATGTAATAAAAATATATGCATTTAACCTAACTTATAAAAAGCAAAAATTTAACTCAGAGAAACTTACTTATGGCAGATGATTTAAAAATCAAACTTGGACTTGATGCCGGTTCTTTATTAGACTCATTACGGAATGCAAGTAAGAGCCTTGAACAATTATTCCAACAGGTAAAATCCTCATCAATATCTGCTCAAAAAGAACTTGCAAGCATCGGCGATGAAAAGGTGGATATTGATAATAAACCAGCCAAAGATTCATTAAAAGAAGTTGAAAAACAGGCTACGGAATCAAGTGCAAAAGTTAGTGATACTTTTAAAGATGCTTTTAAAGGCGCAATCGGTGGGGGGTTTTTAGCAAGTTTTATCGGTGGCAATTTAAAGGATGTTTTTCAATCCGGCTTAACTGCCATTGCTGATGGTTTTAAATATGCTTTAGATAAGGGTATGGAATTTGAAACGCAACTTGCATCGCTTAGTTCCATTACAGGCGTATCGGGTTCCGGCCTCCAAGATTTAGGTGAAAAGGCGCAAATAATGGCGGGCAAATTTGGTACCGATGCAAGTGCAAATATTGAGTCTTTTAAAACAATTTTATCTAAGTTAGGTCCTGACATTGCTAAGAGCCCCGAGGCCTTGAACAGCATGGCGGAGTCTGTTAATACACTTAGCAAGGCAACCGGTGACGACCCTGGAAAAGCAACCGAAGCATTGACCACGGCGTTGCTTCAATTTGGGGTCAGTTTAGACGACCCGAAAAACGCTGCTGATGCGATGGCAGTTGCAATGAATGTTATGGCAGCCGGTGCAAAAGAAGGGGCATCGGAAGTACCCGATGTCGCCGCTGCTATTAATGTCGCCGGCGTCGCTGCAAAGGGCGCAAAAGTTTCTTTCGAAGAAACAAACAGTGCCATCCAAATTTTGGCAGCCGGTGGCAAACAAGGAGCAGAAGCCGGAACAAGTTTGCGGAATGTTTTAAATACATTAGGGGCGGGAAGGTTTTTACCTAAGGACACTCAAGAGGAATTAAAAAAAGCCGGCGTTGATATTAATAAATTAGGGGATAATACAGTAAGTTTTTCAACACGTTTGCGTGAACTTGAAAAAATTAGTGGTGATGCAGCTTTAAAAACAAAATTGTTTGGAACGGATGCGGCCGCCGCGACTATTTTGATTAATGGTGCAAGCGGTGGAATGGATGATTTAACCAAGAAATTAACAGGAACCCAAACAGCGACCGAGCAAGCTGCTATAAATATGGCAACTTTCGGCGAGTCAATGAAAAGGGTACAAGCTAATATTGATAATTTTGCAATCGGTTTTTACCAAGGCATACAAAAAACATTCGGGATGTTGGCAGAAAGTACAGGTCCGGCCGTTGGTGAAATGATGAGTAATATTGGGGGGTATTTTACTAGGTTATGGAGTATCGTCCAGCCAATTTTGGGATTGATTGGCGGGGCTATTATGGCAGGAATATCGCAAACAATAAATATCGCAGCAAATATAATTAACCAATTTTTTGAAATAGCAAGCTATGCATTTGATGGAGTAGTGAATGCAATTAGACCTCTTGTCAATGCTATTATGGGAGCTTTAGGAATTGACGGAGCAGCCGGTAAGAGTATAGATGTTGTCAAGGTTTTGCAAGATGTTATGAATGGATTGGGAACTGTTATAAATACTGTATTTGATGTCTTTACTGCAGTTGGTAAGTTTATTGTAGATATATTTATTTCCGGATTAAATAACCTTATAAAAATATGGATTGCTCTTGGAACTGCAGTAACTACAGTTGTCAAATATTTCGGTGACTTTTTATACAACATTCCATTTATCAAAAGTGCCGTTGAAGGATTAAAAAGCGGTTTTGATGCCGTGTATAATTTCTTTGCCGGTTTGCCTAAAATTATAAATGAAGTGCAAATTTATTTGAAAGCATTTGGGTATATGTTTTCAGAAGTTTTTAAGGTTTTACAAGAATCATTTGACAAGGCTTTAAAATTAGATTTTTCTGGAGCAAAGGCCGCCCTTGGAAGTCTATTTGATTCCGGCACGTGGTCTAATTTATTTTCACAAGGCCAACAGAAAGCAAGGGCGGAATTAAAACAAACTACAGAACAGGTCCAAAAAGTTGGTGAGGAGTTTAAAAAGTTCCAAAAAGATACAACAACAACAACGGATACAAAACCACCAGCCGGCGACAAGCCGAAAGGTGAAAAAAAAGATGTTGTTACCGAACTTGATAGTGCAAAATTAGCATATCAAAAATATTATGATGAATTAGAACGCAAAAGGAATGCAGATTATTTCAGGTTTGTAGGCAGCGAAGAGGAAAAAAAGGCTTTTATTGAAAAACGTTTAAAAGAAGATGCAGTTAAGCAGCAAGAATATTTGAACCAAGTGTTTACAAAAGGCACCGGAACACAATACCAAACAGAAATAAAAATATCCCCGAATGTAAATGAAAAAGAAAGTGAAGGCACGGTAATAGATGCATACCAAGAAATATTTAAAAAGAATAAAGATATTATAGACAAAGGGGCTGCAATTAAGCCGAAAGTTGACGATGACTCTAGAAAAAATGTAATTAATGAATTAAGTGATTTTGTCAAAGAAACTGCCAACGTAACAAAGGATTTTGAAAAATTTTCAGCGACATTTATACCAAGCCCAGTCAATACACAAAGCGCCCTTGATGCAATTAAAATTCAATATGAACAAATGGTTGCATTTTTAACCAGTGTCAATGCAGAATTAGCTGAAAAAAGGTTGCTCGCCTTGTCGCTAGGTGACAACAAAACCGTTGAAGATATTGATAAATATTTAGAACAAAATAATAAAATAATTACCGAAACAAAATTACGTTTTGAAAGATTTACGGTAGATTCGCAAAAGGCAATTAAAGATAATAACATTGCAACGGCGACCGGATTTGCATTGGTTGCATCTTTGCAAGATGTTTTTAATGCTGAAAAAATTAGGAAAGAAGACGAAACAAATAAAAAGATTCGTGAGGATAGGTTAAAATCACTAAGTGACGAAGAAAGTGACCTTAAAAAAGCACTTGCAAAGAGGGAAATTACTGCCGAGGAATACGCTGCAAAGTTGGCAGTAATTAACCGGGAGCGTTCGGATGTAGAAAATGACCAAAACAATATAAATGTAAAAAGGTTTAAAGAGGCCGGCGATAAAACCATTGCATCCGTGCTTAAAACCCAGGCAGATGCCACTCGTGAAACTTATAAAAATACAAAAGATTTAAACGAGTACGACAAAGCATACGGAGATTTTTTAGCAAATACCTTAACAGGTTTTGCGGATTTGGCTGCGAGTGGAACGGCAACCCTAAAAGATTTTGGAAAAGTTAGTGTCCAAATAGCATTTGAAACACTAACTAAGTTAATTCCAATTTTTATAACAGAAATTGCCGGTAAATCATTCGCTCAAGGTCCTTATGGAATTGTTTTAGCCGGAGTGCTTACTGCAGCCCTTTATGGACTGTATGGAGAGGCTCAGGCTGCTATAGGGTACAAAGATGGAGTTGTAAATTTAGATGGTGCCGGCACCGAAACAAGTGATTCAATACCGGCAAAACTTTCAAAAGGTGAATCAGTTATAACTGCAAAGGCAACCCGTAACAATATTGAAGAACTTGAGTGGATTAACAGAACCGGCCTATCAATAAAAGAATATTATAGCAGTAATTTACAACTGTCAAATATCAATGTAAATGCCGATGGTGAATTAATACGTGAAATAAGGTTATTAAGGAACGAAACGGCAGGATTAGGCATGAAAATACAAAAGAATACAAATGTGGAAATTAATGGTATTTTAAAAGGCGATAGCAAGTCAATCACTGCTATAATTGAATCCGAAAATAAACGTATTGCGAGGCGAGGTTAATAATGGCAAGATGGAAGTCTAAAATTGAGGGCTGCGATGTAAGTACATTCAGCACCGGTCATGCATCTTACAGGGCAATTGCTTTTGATATACTTGGTATTTTCCCGACGTTTCAAGTAGAGTCAGAAACACAAACTTCTATGAATGGAACACAAATAGGCAAAAGGAAATTTAGAACCGTTTTGGAGATTGACTGCATACCTTTCAGCACGTGGGATTACCAACGTATTACAACAACAGAAGCAATAAAATATTTAATTGATGAGGTACTTAGTAAAAATTTTTGTAGAATAGCAACCCCGAACCCAGCGAATGGCGAAAGGCTACCGGATAGATATTCTGATGCAACTAACTTCCCAAAGACTGCCGGATTACTGCCTTTTAATTTTGCTAAGTGTGACATACAAATTGCTCAGCAATGGGGCTCCGGGAATGAAAAATTAACTTTAACATGCTATGCGAAGAATATATAATGCAATTAAATAGATATTATAAAAATTGGACAAGTGACGACGGCAGTGCATACAGGTTGGAAATAATACCCAGCCATTCACATACCGATGTATTTGATACAAGAGCCGCCGGCGGTTTTAATGAATGTGAGCTGCCTGATGACTTTGTTTTAAAGGAGATGACATTGGAATCCGATGCCGGTGAAATACCCCTTGGACTCCATAGTAAAACATTAAGAATGTCCTTCAATTTAGGGTATGAAAATTCAAGTGTTACGGATGCAGTATATTTGAGGGATGCATTATTAAAGGGTACTTTTAATTCTAATTTTCCTATGGACAGTTCGTATAATACTTTGTATGAATTATGGACGCCATTTGAATGTTTTAATACGTTTATTCTTTATAAATCCGGTTCGGTTATTTTTATAGGTTGCCAAAAATTTTCAGCGGAAAACGAACTTGAGGTAACTAAGTTATCACCGGTAATACGGTATTCTGTTGAAGCATTTGATATAATACGCTGCATCGGTGAAATGATTAGACCGGAGGCGTGGACATGGTTTTTAAAAACACAAAATATTCTGGTTGATTACGGCCTTGATAGCCTAGTTTTGGAAAATAAAGAATATAAATTGGTAAATATTGCTAAACATTTTTACCAAGGTGATATCCAAGAAAATTATTACGGTACATTTTACAAATTAGAAGATAGATTGACCGGCGACATGGCTTTTACCGTGCAAACTTTTAAGAGTTTGTCCGGCAAAATTGCAAATATGATTGAGTCTTACATGAGGGCGATTTTAGTTTATGATGTAAATGTGAATGTTCAAAATTTGTTTGATACTGCAGTAACTTTTTTCAAATTACGTGATTATGGACCGGCACCAAATACTATAGTAAATGAGCCGGCGTTTATAAGCGAAATAATAAGCACAAAATTCAATCAGAATTTTTTTTATGGACAGATAATTGGAGGGGCTTTAGTTGATGAACAAATGTTTGGGCAATTTAAAAATTTTTATGAAGTATTAAAATCTTTAATTGAAGGCAGTTTTGAACAATACCGTTTTTATTTCGGTTTTAATAACCAAGGCGGTGGGATGGGTTCAGACTATTTTACATTAGATTTTGTAGCGATGAAAATCGCCCCAATAAATAATGAATTTACAGGGACAACAATTAACCAAGGCAATGTCTTCGATAGTGTTAAATTTAAACTATTTCAAGAAACTTTAAACACTTGCAATGTAACAGTAAGTTCCATTACAGGCGAAGCCGATACGGAATCTTGGTCATATAGTAAACAAGCGACAAGCGGTGATAATTCAAAAGATATTAAAATAATGTTTCACAACATTCCATTACTTACTTATCGGAATGTTAATAACCAAGAATCAGATTTTGAAACTGAAACTGTATGGTTTAGAAATACCATAAATCCTGGAACTATTTGTTACTTAGGCAGTGACGGAATACCGTGCAAAGTTGATACGGCCTGTCAAGTTAGTTGGACTTTTGATTATTGGTTCAACAATACTGCAGTTGATACAAGCAAACAACCTTTTTTACAAATACTTACTGAACAGCAAAAATCCGGATTACCTTATAATATATCAAATTCCATAGTGCAAATCCTTGGAGCTGCTTCACAAAAAATTTTAGAATTTAGAACTACGGTTGATTTTTTAAATTCCGATGATTTAGGTTTATTTTCTGATGTGGCAGTAAGTAACCTTGCTCCGGTTTTGGGAAATTGGGGCGGTTCAGGTTATTACAACAAAGGCGCTCTAATGAAACATTCTTTGGATATATGGTCGGGCATGGCCGATGTAACATTAAGAATACACGGAATGATGTAATGAAATATAATGAATCTTTAAAACCAAACGGAATTGGAAAAAAGCAAGTTGCATTCAATATTCCAAAAAATGCCTCTGCAATGTCCATAGCGGACGCAAACTATGAAGAGCAGACAGTTGGGGCGAATGATGGTATTTTGCACCAAGCAAACGCGAATGCGACGGCATTAAGTAGGGTCATTGCATACTCAGCAGCAACTTCGGCAATAAATAATAATTATTCTAGTCCATTTGGTATAAATGGGATTGAAGATTTTACAATACCAACTTCAATAAATGGAAATACAGCGTGGCATGAAGCGACCGTAAAATTTAGTCAAACCGGTGCAAAACAGCCGGCAAATAGTGAATTTTATTTATCAGCGGATGGCAGCTTAATAATACCCAAAAAAAGTGGATGGTACTTAGTAAATTCTTTATTTTACCTCGGTGACCATACCGGCAATCATAAATATAAATACAATGCGTACCCAGCCGACCAAGTTGAAGACTTGTTATCCGGTGGCGACTACCAAGAAACACAAACATACCCGACATTAAGGTTTTCAAATTTTATCCCGGTGATAGGTTTTGATGCATACGGAAGGAACGAAATTGACCCGTATGGTTTCGGCACTAACTACCCTCTTGGAGGGATACAAACTATAATTTCTGTTTATGGAAATAATGCTGCTATTAATGTAACTTCAACAAATTCAAGGGCTTGGATGCAATGTATATGGATATCACCATTAACAGAAGCAAGAACATACAATCCAGCATAAATAAAAGGAAAAAATTATGGAATTTTATACAGGCTTGACCGGCCGTGATAAGCAATTAGTAAGTTTTGATTTCGGCAGCCTTGATACAGCAGCCTATGCGAGTGGCGACATATTAACAAGCTCAGCAATACAAATACCGGCTTCTAGGTATGTAGGGATGGGAGGTGTAATAGAAAGAATTATATTAAAAGAATATACGACAAATACATTAGCCCTCCCGGATTTAAGATTGTGGTTTTTTGGTGGTTCGGTCACGCCGGCTGCAAGAAATAGTCCACAAGCATTTTCAACAACACAATTATCATTATTAATTGGTTATTTTGATATTTCTGCCGGCTCGTGGATTAATGGTGCCTCGGGGGTTGCAATTAATACAGTTAGTCCGGATTTGCCATTTGTATGTCAAAATACATCTAAGACAATTTACATGGTCCCGGAAATTAAATCAGCGGAAACATTCCATAGTTCTGCATCAATTACCGGTCAAATAGTAATTACAAGGGAATAAAAAAACCACGTACTGATAAGGCAGCTCAATACGTGGTAAACCTTATTAACGCTTCAATAATATTTATTGAATTATTATACAATATAAGGGTTTTTGCATAAATAGGGAAGTTATTTTTGCAAATTTTTTAGATATTCGTATGCTAATTTTTCGGCATCTTGTCTATTATAGTGTGCATCGTATTCTAACAAGGCGCAAAGTTCTTCATATAATGTACAATCTTGCATCAATGTACTCCGTATTTGTTTGCCATAACTTCAATAAAATCCGGCCTATTTTTTTCTATCCATTTTACTGCAGTTTTGTACTCTTCAGAATATTCTTTTAAAGATTGTGAACCTACATGGTGGACATAACTTGAAGAAATAAAATGTTTAAAACCTTTTTGTTCCATATCGTAACATTGTATATCATCCGAAAAGAAATTAATTGGCATAAAATCTATCCATGCTTTTTTTTCTATATATGCACAAATCGGAGAAATTACTGCAGTTGCTAAAATCCTATGCTCATCAGAATATTTTATACCATTTAATTCAGAGTTTTCGTTTGCCCTTGCTCTTATATTTTGAAAGCCCCTTGCATAATCAGTCCGACATGACAAATAACCTAGTTTTACATTATGTTTTTTAAGGATATTTTTATCATTTTCCAAAAGTTGCCAACTATCCGGCGTAAAAACAATATCATCGTTGCAAATAATAATAGAGTCGTGCCAACCGTAAGCAATATTAACAATCTTATTATAGGCATCGCCGAAGTTTGTTTCGATGTTTGGGAATTGATGAATAACATGTGGACCTCGGTAATCAATAAAATTTTCAGTTAATAAATATAGTTTCACATTAGTTGGTATGTAATTTTCAATCGATGCTAACATTACATTTAAACATTTTGATTTTGTGGTGGCAATAACAAGGGCCTCCATAATTATTCTCCAATACTAAGTAATCTTTCTAATGGTATTATTACAGCTTTTGATGTATTATTATCACCTATTTCTTTTATACAGTTATTTAAGAAATAAGCACGGCATAATTTTTTCAATTTATGGACTGCAATTAGCATATAAATATCGTCGCATTTTGTGTTTGCTATAATGTAACAGTAATAATCGGCTTCGGTTATGCTTATTCCACTTGGTTTGCCACGGCTTTCAAATTCAATTGCAATATTTCCGGTTCTGGATGCTATTTTATCGTATTTTACTTCTATTTTTTTATTTTGCAATATGTCAGCAAGTTTTTTTCCTGCTATTTGGCCAATCTGTAAATCATATTTAAAATCATTGTTAAAATTCATCTCATTTTACCTCCATTTTACATTTTCCAACCGTATTTCGTAATTATTTTTATTTTTAAGTATGTAAACAACTTTAAATACTTGTTTTTTATACTTTAAAAGCTCGCTATTAATCGGCAAACGTTTTTCCGTACAAATTACCGTTATCGCATTATACGACTCTCTAAGGACGTTTATAGAGTAATATTCTACATCTCTCAATTTTTACCTTGTTTACTCTGTAAATAATAAAATAAAATCTAATAATGCTCCGGTGATTTTATATATAACAAATACAGTGAATAAAGTGCAAAAGATTGATACTGCAGTAACAAAAGATGCAAGCGGATATTCTTTTATAAAATCAATTGTATTTTTTAAGTATTTTCTGAATAATTGCATAAATTATCTTCTAAATTTAATGAATAATAAAGTGCTAATTTTGTTATTTCTAAAGGAGTTAACTCCTCATCTTCAATTATAAACATTTCGCCGCCTTCCAGCAAATCAACATTTACAATTTTATTTTTAATATTTGC